TGATCCGGCCAGATATACCAAATTTTTTGGTCGGCCAGTAGCTTGACAGCTTGATGCCGCTGCCCAGCGTACATCGTCAGCTCCGACCACTCCCACGCGGAGCCCTTAGGCACAAACAGTTTTTCGTCAGGCGCGAGCAGGGTTGAATCAGCCATACGCTTCTTCAGCCAGGTGTCCTGCTTTGCGAGGATAGACTTGCTCAAGAGTGGATGTTTGACTTTCGCCAAGAATAATCGTTTTTCCTCTTCACGTCGACGTAAAAGACCTGGAATGGCCTCGCCATCCGCTCCCTTTACCCAGCGCTTAAATTCTTCTGCAATAACTTTGCGGTCTGTGCCCTCATTCAGCAATCTTAAAAGTGTTGAATTAATGAAAGCGGTCGTGCCGATGTTGTAAGTAAAACTTACAAGTGCGTCGTATTCATTTTGATTAAGTTTTACATTCACAAAACTGTTGACGCACTGCTCGAAAGACTCAATATCTTGCCACAGCAGTTGCTCAGCACGATCCTCAGAGATTTTTAAACCCGAGTAGACATCAGGCCCCGTATGCCCATAGCCGATCGTCCACACACCGGCAGGACAAATGTAAGCAGTCAGCCTAAGACCTTCGAACTTTTTAATAAGTTCAAGTCCAGTTCTTGATAATTTCACGGGATATGTTGTCTCGTTCTTTTATTCTGTCTGACTTAAGAGTTAAACACAATTAACGATTAGTTATTCTTAAGCAACCGCGATCGTCACGCGATACTCAGACTCACTGCGACCAGTGCGGTCAACATAAATTGAAGCAGTAGCGCCAGATGTTGCACTAAAAGTTGTGCTGGTGTCGGTACGACGGCTGATCTTGGGAGCCTCGATCTCACCTGCCACGGTGCCGTCAGCAGCAATCACGCGAACACCGCTGATGCCGAAAGCACCACCCTGCAAGGTCAAAGTTGCAGTGCCAGTCGAACCATAAGTGATGTTAAACACGTCAGCCAGCGGGTAAGACCCATCACCGGCATAAGCGCGGTAAGAACTAACCGTAACGTTGCTGCCATCATCAGTGCGGATCTGGCCGAAACGACTGATACCAGCAGGAGCAGCGCCTAACTCACGGTTAAAAGTTGCCTCAGCCATTACTGAAATTACTCATTGTTTTAATTCTAGCCTAAGACGTTTTTCCTAGGATATACACAGACATCAAAACCAAATGGAATCAAACGATTACAACAGAGTTAACGCACTCGTATATGAAGTTATTCTTTTCTTGCAGAACTTTTTTAAATTTTTTCGAGTAAACCCAATTATTAAACAAATATTAGAAAACTGCAGGCCCGATTGGGTAGAGTTTCGGACTCGAATTGTGCTTGCTGAAATTGACGAGCAGGTCGAGCAGATCCACAAGGCGTGGGAACTGGAAGAAGCTGAGCAACAGAAGCCGATCTACAGCGAGGAGCCAGCTGACGACTCCGAAGCGCAGCGTCTACTTGGTGGGCCAATGAGACTTAGCGCACCTTGGACTTCTTATAACTCTGACTCTTCTTCTTCGCAGAAGAAGCTTTAGGAACACAATTAGGAACTTCCTTTCCGTCTTTTTTCTTCATACCGACCATCTGGTATCCGGACCAACAAGGATCCTCGCCTTTCAATTTTTCAGCCATGGTGCGATTCCTTATGTTTCTCCAAAATATGTGGCACGGGGACGCAAATTAGACGTATGATTATATTGTACCCGGTAAATTTAGAACCATGGTCGACTTTATCACTCAAAATTGGTCCGACATAGTGGCGATCGCTGGTGCACTGCACCTATTAGCACTGGCTATTATAAACGTCACACCGACACCTAAAGATAATGAGGTGTATGGTAAGTTCTACAAGGTGATTGAGCGCCTGGCTGGTATCTTCACCAAAACTGCCAAGCAATGAGCTTTAGTCTAAATTTAAGACTCAGTGAGATCGGCGCCCTCGTCGTCGGTCTCTTTTTTAATACCTGAAGGTAAGATCGGAACAAGCGGTATTTTACACAGCTCCTCGTACACACGAGCTGCTTCAACCTGCTCATGATCCATATTTAACCACTCCAGTATCTTTAGTTCTTTATCCTCGCTCCAAAATCTTTGTTGGCGGAACCAAGTTAAATGGTCTTCGTCACTTTTCGCTAGATTACATACCCCACAACATGCCACGAGGTTCCAACGTCGTGTTGGTCCCCCTTTTGACTTCGGTATTACATGATCTAACGTGTGTGCTCTATCAGAATCACAATATGCACACTTATTTTCCCAAGTATCTAAAATATCTTTACGAAACTTTTTTCGCGCAGTTCTGCGATTTAAACACTGTAAATTAAATACGAGTTCCTGTTCGGAATTGCTCACCTTTCGGGTGCGCCTACCCCTAGTCTACTTAAATTTTGTAATGGTTAAAACAAAATTAGTAAGCTTGCGCAAACCTAATTACGCGAAAAACAGTTGAGTCTGAAGTATTAGAAAAAGCATTTAAAGAAATTTGGCCTCCCGACAATTCACCACTGTAAGCTGCAAGAACACCGCTAGTGTAAACAGGATTATACCCAGATAAGGAAACTGCTGTACTATTATGTAGTAACTTTAAATCATCTGATTGAACCTCATTGCCACGTTTGGCTTGAATTTGGTACGTGGCGCTGCTATAAGTTCCGCTACCAAACGTATCAAGCTGTACGCCAACAGTCGAAAGGCTTTCAACATTATCTAAAAAACCAACAGATCCTTCAGTGGATGGAAAAGGAGAGTTTGCGGATAGTTGGTACGCTTGTTCTGCTCGCACTAAGGCAGCGTTGCCAGAAGCCTGAGCTTTACCATCAATGCCTAAACGATTATTGTTATCGATTAACAACCCGCTAGGTTGCGCAGAAAGATAAATATCAAGACGTGAACCCTCTTGTACTAGGCCACCGCCAGAAAGTCCACTACCAGCAGTTAACTCACCTCCAGTAACACCATCTCCAGGTGGCAACTGGTTTATAACACCACTGACTAAAACTAGCGGACGGTAGATAGCCATAAACTTAGTTCCTCTTTACCATAATAGCTCATCAGCTATTAAGAATAATCGGCGGTTGGGTTTCAACATCAAGTTCACTGTTACTTACGGCATAACCAACGGCAACAGAGACTTGATATTCGTTTGAGCCTGAAGCTGATATTAAACCTGACGCTGTACTATAACGTGTGATTTGACCATTGTATTTAGATAAATAGTAGTAGTTGCCGGGAACAAGGCCAGTCTCTGCTGTTACATTTGCGCCCCCAATTGAGACAATTCCATCGGTGCTTACCGCAACGCCAGAACCAACAAGCGCGGCCTCCGTGGTTGCGCCGATTACACCATAATTTGTAGGTGCGACGCCACTGAGCGCTGAAGCTTTAAGAACGTATGTGCCACTGACATAAACAAAGTCTCCCTGGATTAAAGTCTCACCAGCTGTATAACTTTGAGACGCAGGTGGTTCTAGCGAAACTCCCTCGCCGTCAAGAATCCAAACTTCACCGCCTCCAGGATTAAAACTCCTGAAACTACGAGCAAATATATTGCGGTTAGCCACGATAAATCAATCCTCTATGTATATTTTAGAGCCTCGCGGCTTCTAAATTATAAGCAATTCCGTTAATAGTTATCGGATATAGAACGTTTGGTGTTAACGTACCGCTCATAATGATATTTCCAGCATCGACAAATTTTTCAACACTTAAACCTTTATCGCAACGTAAGCTTGACGTTGAGATTGTAAATGTCCCATCCGATGAGTTTGTGAATAAACTATCGCTTGATGGTGTTACTTGAGACCCGCTTTGGTACAAACCGCTGGCTTGGATATAGCCTTCAACCTGCGTCCAAGTACCAAAAATTGGGCCTCCAGCTCTAGGCACATACGAACCGGACACATGGATATTGACGTCATAACCGGTCAGTGTGCGGTTAAATCCATCAATTTGATCCTGGAAGTTTCCGCTAGATCCGGCTATTCTTTGAATATCCGTGGGCTCTACACCACCAGGGAATGCAACCCCTTGGATACGTTCAACAGACGCAATATTAATGCCGAGGTTTA